CAGGGGCGGATGGCCTGCGGACCAGGGGCGGATGGCCTGCGGACCAGGGGCGGATGGCCTGCGGACCAGGGGCCTAGTACCCAACATGTAGGACCGGCGGGAAGGGGGGCATGAAAGGGGGACAGGGATACGTACCACACATACCTCCCCGCTCTGAGGTTAAACAGGTTTGCCTCCTGACTTCCTAACCCCTTTAGGTAATAAAGACGGCAAAATGGGCCTTTTGACTCCTGACTTAAAAGTTGGGAGTCAGGTTGGGAGTCAGCAAAGATTGATATAAGTCCTGTGCCTGTCTACACTTGCCCAGGGGTGACTCCCGTGACTCCTTGACTCCGGTATAAATGCAACTCGTAGGAAGACAGCGGAGTCACTGGGAACCCTCTTTACTTCTTATCTTTTACTATTATTTAGAAAGAAGAGAGTCAAAACAATATAATAGGCCTTTAGAGGCACTGCACTGGGCTTTTGCTGACTCCCGTGACTCTGGAGACACCCAAAGACAGTGGAGTCACGGGAGTCACCTTTGCCACTTCCCTGTACAGCCCCTACTCTTGGGCATGGGCGATCTTATTGAAATCGAGGCTGACGTGTCTCAGGTTGTGATTGATCATGCCTTGCCCTTCGATTCGTGTCAGTTGTCGGCGTTGCTTGAAGAGATTTCTGAGACGGGTACGATTTGGAGTTCTTGCAAGCGTACAGGTGTTCCTGCTTCTTCGTATCTCCGTGCACGCCAGGTATGCAAGCCGTTGGAGAAGTTGCATGACGCGGCACTGGCAGCATATGCGGAAAAATTACGACTCACGCTCCACCGTCGAGGGGTTGAGGGTGTTGAGAAGGATATATACTTCAAGGGCCAGGTTGTGGGGACGGAGCGAGTCTATTCGGACCGTCTGTTGGAGTTGCAGTTAAAGCGGCATGACCCGAGTTACAGTGACAAGGTGAATCACAGTCATCAACATGCTGGTGGTGTTTTGGTGGTCCATGTCCCTACTGACCCAGACGGGTGGCATGACAAGGCGAAAGAAGTGCGGCGTAATGTCATCCTGGAACCTGAACAATGAGTACGATTGATTGGAGAGAGAAGGACAGCAGGTTGTCTCCTGTCCTGGTTCAGGATGACGGCGAAGAGGTTGCTGTTTCTTGGACCCCTCAGCCTGGGAGTCAGGAGTTGTTTCTGACCTGCCCGGTGGAAGAGGTGCTATACGAGGGGACTCGTGGTCCGGGCAAGACTGATGCGTTGATCATGGATTTTGCTCAGCATACGGGTAAGGATCAGAGGACTGAGGACGAGAAGAAGTCGAGCATCCCTCAGTGGCGTGGTTGGGGCGAAGAGTGGCGTGGTATCTTGTTTCGGCAGACGTATCCGCAGTTGTTGGATGTGATAAACAAGACGAAAAAGTGGTACCCGATGCTGTTTCCGGGTGCAAAGTTCAACGAGCAGAAGACGACATGGACCTGGGAGACAGGCGAGACGCTTCGTTTGTCTTACGGCGCGGTTGAGGCGGATTATTGGAACTACCACGGCCATGCGTACCCTTGGATTGCGTTCGAGGAATTGACTACGTGGGCGAGTCCTTCGTTTTACCAGAAGATGTTTAGTTGTTTGCGGTCTACGGTGCCGGGGATGCCTCGCAAGGTACGTGCGACGACGAACCCGTATGGTGTTGGGCATGGTTGGGTGAAGTTGCGGTTCAACTTGCCTTGCCCTGGTGACCGGATCGTTGGGGATATCATCAAGGACACGCGAGAGGATGTCCGAGAGGAGGAACGAGAGCCTGATCGCGTTGCGATTCACGGGTATCTTGATGAAAATAAAATCTTACTGACTGCGGACCCGAAGTATAAGGGTCGAATCCGTGCTGCTGCGAGGAACCCTGCGGAGGTTGCGGCGTGGATGGACGGGTCGTGGGACATTGTTGCGGGTGGCATGTTCGACGATGTTTGGAAAAAAGATGAGCATGTTGTTTTAGATATGCTTGACTTTATTCCAAGCACTTGGCGAATCGACCGGAGTTTTGACTGGGGGTCCAGCGCACCGTTCAGCGTGGGTTGGTGGGCGGAATCTGACGGTACGGACCTTGTTTTGCCCAACGGCAAACGGTACGGTACGGTCCGAGGTGATCTTTTTCGCTTGGCGGAGTGGTACGGTTGGAACGGGCAGCCTAATGAGGGTTTGCGGATGCTGGCGACGGAGATTACTAAGGGGATCGTTCGTCGTGAGATTAAGATGGGCCTGCATGGTCGCGTTCGGTCTGGACCGGCGGACTCTGCAATCTTTACGGTTGAAAATGGCGTGTCCATTGCGAGAGACATGGCAGCACCTGTGCTGGTTGACGGGCAGCGGTATCGAGGCGTATCGTGGATGAGGGCCGACAAGCGTCCCGGTTCGCGTAAGGCGGGGTGGGAACTGATGCGGAAGTATCTGAAGTTCGCGGTGCGGACGGGAATGCCGCGAGAGAACCCTGGTTTGTTTGTCTGCGAGTCTTGCACGCAGTTCATCCGTACAATTCCAAGTCTGCCTCGTGACATGCAGGGCGATCCAGACGATGTGGACACTGATGCAGAGGATCACATCGCGGATGAAGTGCGGTACCGAGTGCGTTACTCTGGACAGCGTGTTGTGACGGGCTCCACTGTTGGAATGGGATCGTAAATTATGAGTATCACCAGCCACCACCCTGATTATGATTTGAAAATCGCCGACTGGCAGTTGATGCGTGACGCCTATGCTGGCGAGCGTGCGGTCAAGTTTGCAGGGACGACGTATCTTCCACCAACGCCGGGGCAGTTGCTGGACGGGATGGCAACTGCGAGTTCCTTGGGCCACATGAACTACCAGTCGTACCGGCTGCGTGCAAGGTTCCCAGGATACACGTTCAACTCAGTTGAAGCGTTGCTGGGCATCATGCACCGCAAGCCTCCGACGATTGATCTCCCTGAAAAGATGAGGCCGCTACTGGAGAAAGGTACGGCTAGTGGTGAAAGTCTTTGGATGCTGCTCCGTCGGATCAACAAGCAGCAGTTCATCACTGGGCGATGTGGGCTATTGGCTGACGTTGCCAATGGTGCGAATGTGAACCACTTGCCGTACCTCTCGCTTTACCGTGCTGAGGATATCATCAACTGGGACGGTGTCGCTGTTGACGGGCTGAACATGGTCGTGCTCAATGAGTCGGAGTCGGTGCGTACCGACACGTTTGAGTGGGAGATGAAGGAGAAGTACCGCGTACTCATGCTCGGCGCTACTGGAGATTCGACCTATTCATTCGGTCAGTTTGATGCAGACCAGCAGTACAGCCCTGATTCGATGGTCGAAGCGTCCATCGGTGGGAAGAAACTGACGACGCTTCCGTTCACTGTCATTAACAGCAAAGATATTACACCCGACCCAGACGACCCGACGCTGCTTGGGCTGGCCAACATCTGCGTTGCGATTTACCGTAGCGAAGCCGACTACCGTCAAAACCTGTTCATGCAGGGGCAGGACACCTTAGTCATCGTCGGGGCCATCGCTGAAGACCCGAACAACCCTGACGGGCAGCCTCGCGTCGGTGCAGGCGCGATGATCAACGTGCAGGAGGGCGGTGACGTCAAGTACGCAGGTGTAAGCTCGAACGGACTGTCTGAACAGCGGCAAGCGTTGGTTGACGACCGGGAAGAGGCCGGGAAGATGGGAGGCACGTTGGTTGACCCTCGCAAGAGCGACGCAGAGTCGGGGGAAGCACTGCACATGCGAATGGCTGCACGTACTGCTACTGTTACGCAGATCGCACGTACCGGCGCGGAAGGGCTTCAGTCCGTCCTGCGTACCATTGCGGAATGGATTGGCGAAGACCCTGATGCGGTCACTGTTGAGCCCAACCTTGAGTTTGCTGACCGCACGATCGACGGGGACACGCTTGTCAAGTGGATGACAGGGCGTACCCTTGGTGCTCCGCTGTCCAAGGCATCAATCCATCGTAAGCTCCAAGAGCATGACATGACGGAGATGACGCTCGATGAAGAGATGGCTGCGATTGAGCAGGAGAACGAAGACGAAGGGCTCGGAGACGGTGGAACCGGAACAGGAGTTGACGATGATGGTAGTGCTGTGGACAATCAGGTGGCTTAGGTGTGGGATGGGGATTCACCGCTACAATATGCGTGTAATACACCCAGTATGTCTTGACTGCGGTAAACACTTGACGGTCTGATCTATGCCAACCGACACTACGGCCTCTGATACCGAAGCGTTGCTCGCTGCAAGCGTGCTTCTTTTCGACGCAATGGTCCGCCACCAGATATACCTGCTTCGGCTTGGCGGTTCGATGCGTAAGGACACAGAGTTGCTGCTCAACGGAACAGAGGCAGAGATTTCCCGTCTCATTCGTGACCGCATGGCTGGGATGCGACGTGCAACACCGCGAAACCTTGCCCGCACAGCCTCGCTGATCAAGGAGATTCGACAGATTCGCCACGAGGCGTGGCTTCACGTTCGACGCCAGTGGCGAACCACTCTCAGCCAGCTTACCGACGCGGAGTATGAGTTCTTGGTTGCCGCATTGGCCGCATCCTTGCCTGTGGAGTACGACGCGAAGGTGCCGACGGACGATGCGTCGCGGGCAACGCCGTTTCACGGTCGCACGCTCGATGAGTGGGCGAAGCATATCGAAGCGGAGGACATGCGTCGCATCGCCCAGCAGATTCGCATTGGGCTGGTGCAAGGGGCATCGGCGGCAGCCGTCGCAGCGTCC